ACAAAGTTACCCCAACCTGTCTGTGCAGAAACCCCCCGGCATGCTTTTCAAAACAAAACACCCCACCCCCATATTTTTTCTGTTATAGTCCGGCCATTCCTTCTTTTGAAGTGCCCGTAATCTATGATTGAACTTCAGCCTAGCGCGGACAAGCCTCTGCCCTTTGATCTGTCTGATGAGCAACCCAGAACTCATGCAGATAGCGTCGCCATTGCTGCAAACACAGTAGACCTAGTTGAAAAACTCGGCGCAAGCCTAGACTTCGACGCAAGAGATTTCCAAGCTGCCGCTGCGCTAGCTACAGGGAAAGTAAAACCCAACACCCCGACTACTATCTCTAAGACAGGGGTAGCCAAAGTCCTGTCGGTAGCAATCAAAGAACACGACTTCCAAGCATTTGCAGATGTGCAGCAGGCGCGGAACTTCGTAACAAACAAACTCATTGCGATGGCCGACTGCGGAGACCCGAAGTTGGAACTCAAGGCGCTGGAACTGCTTGGCAAACACAGCGACATCGGGCTCTTCACCGAGCGCTCAGAAATTACCGTGCACCACACTTCTTCTAGTTCGCTTGAGAACTCCATCAAGGAGCGCGTCAAGCGTTTGATGAATTCGGAGATCAGCGATGTGACTCCGTTCGACGATTTGGATGAGCATCTGGGGGCCGTAGTAGAGGGAACTTTTACAGAGACAATCCGTAACACTAACGACCCAGAAGCTACAGATACGCAAGAATATCCAGACGATGAGCTAGCTCATCCGAAAAACGCATAACAAAATAACAATAGATGGCGGCAACCACACCCACTATGTCCCTCGCGGACGTGCTAAAAATCCTTCCGAACCTGTCGGAGTCGGATCAGCGGGTGTTGGATGCGCAGCTTGCCAAGCTCGAAGAGCTAAAAAACCACGAGTTGATGCACGAGAAGTTCATCAAGTTCGTCGAAAAGATGTGGCCGAGCTTCATTTCCGGGCGTCACCACAAGAGAATGGCCGAAGCGTTCGAGCGGGTGGCCAACGGGACGTGCAAACGGCTCATCATCAACATGCCGCCACGGCATACGAAGTCAGAATTTGCCTCATATTTGCTGCCAGCGTGGTTTTTGGGCAAAAATCCGGGCAAAAAGGTCATTCAGACCTCCCATACAGCCGAGTTAGCGGTGGGTTTTGGTCGAAAAGTGCGAAATCTTGTGGATACGGAGGCTTACCATGAAGTTTTTCCCGGACTGGCTCTTCAGAGCGACTCAAAAGCGGCTGGTAGGTGGAACACCTCCAAGGGCGGAGACTATTTCGCTATTGGTGTGGGTGGTGCTGTTACAGGTAAGGGCGCTGACCTACTGATTATTGACGATCCGCACTCTGAACAAGAGGCGGCGATGGCTGCTACCAACCCCGAAATCTACGACAAGGTGTACGAGTGGTACACATCCGGCCCTCGGCAGCGTTTGCAGCCGGGTGGGGCTATTGTTATTGTGATGACACGCTGGGCCCAGCGGGATTTGACTGGCCAAGTGCTCAAGTCCGCTGCCCAGAGGACGGGCGAGGAGTGGGAGGTCATTGAGTTCCCTGCGATTCTCCCTAGCGGCAACCCACTCTGGCCAGAGTTTTGGTCTTTGGAAGAGTTGTCTGCGCTGCAAGAAGAACTTCCGAACTCCAAGTGGCAAGCCCAGTACCAGCAGAACCCGGTGGGCAACGAGTCAGCCATCGTCAAGCGAGATTGGTGGCAGTGGTGGGAGAAAGATGATCCACCTCTATGCGAGTACATCCTCCAGACATGGGACACGGCGTTTGAGAAACACCAACGTGCCGACTACTCCGCTGGGACGACGTGGGGCATATTCACGGACGAGCGGGACATGTCGAAAAACATCATCCTTTTGAACACGTATAAGAAACGTGTCGAGTGGGTGGACTTAAAGCGTGATGTGCTCAAGGAGTACACCGAGTTTGAACCGGACGGACTGCTCATTGAGAAGAAGGCCACGGGTGCACCCCTGATCTATGAGTTGCGTGCGATGGGCATACCCGTGATGGAGTACACACCCAGTAAAGGGCAGGACAAGATTGCCCGGTTGAACTCAGTCTCGGACATAATTGCGTCTGGCAAGGTGTGGGTGCCTCGTACACGTTGGGCAGAAGAACTCGTGGATGAGATAGCTGCGTTTCCGTCGGGCGAGCACGATGACTTGGTTGACGCAACAACACTTGCACTGATGAGGTTTCGTCAGGGTGGCTTTCTCCGCTTGCCTAGCGATGAGCCAGAAGAAATTAAGTGGTTCAAAAGCTCGCGCCGCGAGAAGTTTTACACGGTCTAAATACTAAGGAACGAACATGGCAATCAATAAAAGTTTATACGCTGCTCCCGAGGGCCTTGACGAGATTGACAACGACGCACCAGAAATTGAGATTGAGATCGAAGACCCGGAGGCAGTCCATATAGGGATTGGCGGGATGGAGATTGACATCGTTAAAGGTGAAGGCACCGGCGAAGAGTTTGATGCCAACTTGGCTGAGTTGATGGACGACGGCGTACTGGGCACACTTGGCGCTGAGTTGGTTGAAGATTTTGACAAAGATATCGGGGATCGTAGAGACTGGATACAGACCTATGTTGACGGTCTGAAGTTGCTGGGTCTGAAGTACGAGGAGCGCACTGAGCCGTGGAATGGTGCTTGCGGTGTGTTCCACCCCATGCTGACTGAGAGCGTTGTGCGGTTCCAGTCAGAGGCAATGATGGAGACGTTCCCGGCGATGGGCCCCGTCAAAACCCAGATTGTTGGCGCTGTTGACCGCCTGCGTGAAGAAGCCGCTGCTCGCGTGCGCGAGGACATGAACTATCAGTTAACTGATGTGATGGTTGAGTACCGGCCAGAGCACGAGAAGCTGTTGTGGTCACTGCCGCTGGCAGGCTCCGCGTTCAAGAAGGTGTACTTCGACCCGAGCAAGGGCCGTCAAGTAGCGATGTTTATCAGCGCGGAAGATATTGTGGTGCCGTATGGCGCGTCGAGTCTTGAGTCCGCCGAGCGGGTAACGCATGTGATGCGTAAGACCAAGAATGACTTGCTCAAGTTGATGGCTGCTGGGTTCTACATGGACGTGGAGTTGGGCGAGCCGAGCCACGAGTTGGACGACATTGAGAAGCAGAAGGCAGAAGAGACGGGCATGTCGGCCATCAATGACGACAGGTTCCGCTTGCTTGAGATGCACGTTGACTTGGACCTTAAGGGGTTTGAGGACAAGGACAAAGACGGAGAGATGACGGGCATCGCCCTACCGTACGTCGTCACTGTGGAGAAGGGCACTCGCAAGATTTTGGCTATTCGGAGGAATCGGTATGAAGACGACAAGCTCAAAACCAAGCGACAGCACTTCGTGCATTACCAGTACATCCCCGGGTTTGGCTTCTACGGATACGGTCTTATCCATCTCATTGGAGGTTACGCTAAGTCCGCTACCATGCTCATCCGTCAATTGGTTGATGCGGGCACTCTGTCAAATCTCCCCGGAGGACTTAAATCACGGGGGCTTCGCATTAAAGGTGATGACACTCCGATTGCCCCCGGCGAGTTCCGAGACGTAGACGTTCCGTCTGGCAGTATCCGCGACAACATCTTACCGTTGCCGTACAAGGAGCCAAGTCAGGTTCTCTATACGCTGTTCCAGAACATTGTCTCCGAGGGTCGGGCGTTTGCCTCCTCTGGTGATATGAACGTGAGCGACATGAGTTCTCAGGCTCCGGTGGGCACAACTCTGGCTCTGCTGGAGCGTACGCTCAAAGTGATGACGGCTGTTCAGGCCCGCGTCCACTACGCTATGAAGCAGGAGTTCAAACTGCTCAAGGTCATTATTGCTGACTACACGCCAGAAAAGTACGACTACACACCGGAGGACGCTGGTCGTCGTGCGAAGAAGTCTGACTACGACTCGACTGATGTCATCCCTGTGTCCGATCCGAACGCCGCGACGATGGCGCAGAAGATTGTGCAGTATCAGGCCGTGTTGCAGCTTGCACAGCAAGCCCCGCAGTTGTACAACTTGCCCCTGTTGCACCGCCAGATGATTGAGGTGTTGGGCATCAAGAACGCCAACAAACTTGTGCCTGTTGAAGAAGATGCACTGCCAACAGACCCAGTGCAAGAGAATCAAAACTTGCTGACTGGCAAGCCGATCAAAGCGTTTATGGAGCAGAACCACCAAGCTCACTTGGGTGTGCACATGAGCGCGATGCAGGACCCCAAGATCATGCAGATCGTAGGTCAGAACCCGCAAGCGCAGATGATTCAAGCAGCCATGATGGCGCACATCAACGAGCACGTTGCCTTTGAGTACCGTCGTCAGATGGAGGAGAAGATGGGCTTCATCTTGCCGGGCGAAGAAGAGTCTAAAAACTTGTCTCCTGAGCAAGCCGATCAGATTGCCATGATGGCAGCGCAAGCGTCACAGGCGATTCTTCAGCAAAACACGCAAGAAGCTCAACAACAGCAGGCTCAGCAGCAGATGCAAGACCCGGTTATCCAGATGCAGATGCAAGAACTTCAGATCAAGCAAGCGGAACTCCAGCTTAAACAGCAGAAGATGCAGATGGACGCCGCAGCTAAAGCTGACCAGATTCGCATCGAGGAGTCGCGCATTGAGGCCCAAAAAGAGATTGCTGGGATGCAGGTCAGCGCTACAGCCGCCGCTGCTAAAGATCGTATCGAGAAGCAGCAGGAGCTTGAAGGTGCTCGTATGGGTATTGACATGGCCAAGCACAAATCACAGATGGCCAACAACCGGGCGCAGCAGAATCAAAACCGTACGCCACGTACAAAAGGAGGCTAATTTAAATGGATACCTATCGCGTGCTTAGTCACGTTGCTAAGGAGATTGACAAGCTCCGAACCGATCAACAAACCTTCCTCAACGGAGGAGGAGCTAAATCATTTGACGAGTATCGTCATGTCTGTGGGGTCATCCGGGGTCTGACTCATGCAGAAATTATTGTCAAAGACCTCGTGCAGAAAATGGAGACTAGTGATGACTGATTTTGATGTCGCTGCGGTAGATTTGTCGGGTATTCTGAATAAGACGCCCGAGCAAAAAGCCAAACAGTTGCCGGACCCGAAGAGATTTATGATGCTCTGTGTCATACCTGACGCGCCCGAAGAGTTTGAAGATAGTTCGCTGATTAAAGCCAGCCAGACTATTCACTATGAAGAGGTGCTGACCCCGGTGTTGTTTGTGGTGAAGTTGGGCCCCGACTGCTACAAAGACGAGAGCCGATTCCCCTCTGGCCCATCATGCAAGGAAGGTGACTTTGTCATCGTCCGCCCCAATTCAGGAACTCGCCTGAAAATCCACGGTCGTGAATTTCGGATCATCAACGATGACTCGGTTGAAGCGGTTGTGGAAGACCCCCGTGGTATCTCACGTGCATCGTAAAGGAGCAAACTATGGCTACTAAATTTGAAGATGATGACTTTGAAGTTTCTGATGAAAAGGAAACGAAACAGACAAAAGCTGCTGTTGTTGAAGATGACAAGCTCGATATAGAAATTGAAGACGACACACCTGTCGATGACCGTGGCCGCAAGCCCATGAAAGTCCCGCCAGAAGATGTCACTGACAGTGAGCTATCCTCTTATGACGAGAAAGTCCAAGCCCGGATTAAAAAATTGGGTAAGGGCTATCACGACGAACGCCGAGCTAAGGAAGAAGCGCTGCGGGAACGCCAAGCCGCTGAAGCCTATGCCCGACAGATGATTGAAGAGAATAAAAAACTTCAACAACAGCTTGCTTCTGGCAGTCAAGCCTTTATTGAGCAGTCAAAATCGTCCGCTGATATTGAACTTGGCGCTGCCAAGAAGAAATATAAAGAAGCCTATGACGCTGGGGACCCAGACGCTCTTGCCGACGCACAAGCGGATATTACCCGTGCCACTCTGAAAGCAGAGCGCGTACAGAGTATGAAACCGATTGAAGTGGAGGAGAAAGAGTACGACTCAACCCCTGCTGCCCCCCAGATGGCCCCTCGTACGGCTAAATGGGTGCAAAAAAACAACAGTTGGTGGGGTAAAGATGAAGAAATGACTATGGCTGCTACTGGGCTTGACAAAAAATTAGCCCGGGAGTATGGTCCTGAATATGTGGGTACTGAAGAGTACTTTCAAACCATTGATAAAACAATGCGCAAACGATTTCCTGAGCATTTTGAAGATGCCCAGAGCGATGAGGAAGAATATGACCCGCCTCCTAGAAAAAGGTCAGAACCGGCTTACGAGGATGAAACTCCGCGCCGTGCAACAAAACCAAGTTCCGTTGTAGCACCCGCTACCCGGAGCACACCGCCTAATCGTATTAGATTGAAGGCATCCGAAGCAGCGATTGCTCGCCGTCTTGGGGTCACTTTGGATCAATACGCTAAACAGGTTGCTTTGCTTGAAAGGAATAAATGATGGAAAACGCTAAAACCCTTGAAAAAGGTCAAAATCGACTCGCTCGTGAATTAGACAATCGTGCGGCTACGCAACGCCCAATGGTGTGGCGTGCGCCCGAACTTCTGCCTAATCCTGACCCTCGTCCGGGCTGGACACACCGTTGGGTGCGTACTGCCACGATGGGCGTAGCTGATCCAAGCAACATTTCTTCCAAGCTGCGCGAAGGATACGAACCCTGCAAAGGTGATGATTATCCCGAGCTAATGATGCACGCTTCCACTGAAGGTCGGTTCAAAGGATCGATTGAAGTGGGTGGTCTGTTGCTCTGCCGCATCCCGTCTGAAATCTTGGAATCACGCATGCAACAGCATGAAATGTTGAATGCCAGACAGATGGAATCAGTGGACAACACTTTTCTTCGTGATAGGGACGCTCGATCTAATATGGCAATGATTGTCGATAAAAAGTCGAAAGTCTCTTTCGGTTCTAGTACATAAATTTAGGAGTCATTAAATGGCAGCTACTGCTTCTCCCTACGGGCTGCGTCCCGTTAATCGTATCGACGGCATGCCTTATGCTGGCGCTACGAGTCAGTTCCTGATCGACCCCGCTGGCGAGGCGACAAACCTGTTTTACGGGCAAGTCGTTATCATCGGCGCTGACGGTTATATCGCTCTGTCTACCGCTACTGGCGCAGACCTGACTACCAATAACCTTGGTGGTGCTAGTCTGGGTGCTATTGGCGTGTTTGTCGGTTGCTCCTACGTTAACGCGCAGGGTCAGCAGATTTACGCCCAGTACTACCCCTCTGGCACGGCCAATGGTGGTGCAATTACAGCCTACGTTGTAACCGACGACGCCGTAACTTTCCAAGCACAACTGGACGGCGTTGCTGACCAGTCGGACCTCGGTGCAAACACTTTCTTTGCTGCTGTGCAGTCCACCTCTACAGGTTCTACCCGTACAGGTAACTCGACCAGCGCATTGGAGTCAACCACTCAGACCGCCGCTGCTGCGTTCAAAATCATCGGCTTTGCATCCCCTGTGACTGACGCTTTCCCAGACGTTCTGGTTAAGTTCAATCCCGGCGCACACGCCTTCAGTAACGCCGTTGGCATCTAAGGAGCTAAATCATGGCTATTTCACGCGCACAACTACTTAAAGAACTGCTCCCCGGTCTGAACGCACTGTTTGGTCTGGAATATGCTCGCTACGGCGAAGAGCACA